ATGTCCTCAGAGCCGGTATCGGTCTCCAGGGTGGCAGCGGTCAGGCCGGTCAGGCGGAAGAAGTCGCCAGCGTCGGTCATGGGCTCAGCAACGGCGTCCACAGAAATCACGCCAGCACTGTAGGTGATTGCAGCGGAAGATGCTACCTGGCTGCCAGAAAAGGCAGGAGCAGCTGTGAAGTCAGTGATCAGGCTGTTCTTGACAGGAACAATGTCAAAAGTATACCCGAAGGCAGCGGAGTAATTGCTCATAAGTTTGCTAGTTAGGTAGACTAGGGCAATGGAACATTGGCAGGAGCAGGCCTACCTATAGATATGTTTCCTAAGAGCTTGGAACCCTGTTACAATGGAGTCATGACAAAGCGAGCATCCGCAGAACTGAAAGCCGCCATCAGGCGCTACCACCGCGACGGCTGGAGCTACTATGCTCTGGCTAAAATCGTGCCCTACACAGGAGAGGCAATCGCCAAGTGGTGTGATCCTGGCCTGAGATCCAGGCAGGTAAAGTCCGGAGCTGATTGGGCTGCCAGAAATCCGGGCAAGCATCGCGCTGCAACGGAGCGGTGGTCACAGGCAAACAAGGATCACATTAAAGCCAAACGAAAGGAGCGGTACGCACGCGAAAAGGCGGCCAACCCCAGCCTGAACAAAGATCACCACGCCCGCAACCGCGAAAAGCGCAACGCGGAATCACGCGCTTACCGCGCTGCAAACCCCGAAAAGATGCGTCAGCTTGACCGCAACTACCGCCAGAATAACCCCGACAAAAATGCAGCCAAAACCGCCAAGGCCCGAGCCGACCGTGCGCAAGCGACCCCGCCATGGTTGACACGGGATCACCTGGAGGAGATTGAGTCGTTTTACAGTACCGCAAAAGCTTTAGAACAAGCTTTCGGAGGCAAGTACGACGTGGATCACATCCACCCGATAAACGGGAGGACGTGCTGTGGCTTGCACGCACCCTGGAACCTGCAGGTGCTGCCAGCGTCTGAAAATCGCCAGAAATCCAACAAGCTGACTTGATCAGGCTGTCACAATCGGCATGTCAGACCGAATGATTAGCTTGGTCTGCACTAACGACCCCAAGCCGTCGGAGGTTGCTACGGTCTGTATCGCCTGCGACCCCAGGAAGCGCCTGCAGGCCGCCTCAGCAGCCAGTTGGAGGTCAGAGCCCTTGGAAGGCTCCCAAGATACCAGAAACACGCTCCAGTTCACCGTCAGTCGAGGAGCGTCACCCGTCAGATATTCGTTTTTGGTAAAATCGCCAGCATCCTGAATAATACACTCAACGCCCCGGACGTTGCGGAGAGCGGGAAGGTCTTCGCCAGCAGAAACGATCGACAGCGCCGTCGTTGTTTGCCCAGCGCGAAACTCGTAAGTACCCAGGAGGTCAGTAAAAGTTGTATCGACAGCTAAGGTGTCATAAATAACCTGTGCTGTTGTCGGAAAAATTTGAGTCACAGGCTTGAAAATGCTATTTTAGTGTACCTTCCTTGGTAGAATAGGGGCAAGGCAAACCACACGGAGGCTTCAATGCTAACGAACAGATTCTTCTTCAGTGGTGACGTCTTAATAATAATCTGAGATGCACTGCTCACAGGACTACCTTCCCCCTTACGAAAGGGTTTCAGATTATTTACATAACATGTCTGCCTTAACTCGTGGCGAAGCCCGCCGCCAATGGCGTCAATCCATCAAAGATGCCTGGAACAACCGCTGCGCCTACTGTGGCAAGCCTCCGATCGATGACGATAGCCTCACTGTAGACCACGTACGCCCCAAGTCCTCTGGCGGCGAAGACAAGACCAGCAACTGTATTCCCGCCTGCCGAGAATGCAACCAAGACAAGTCCAGCCAGGAATGGGCTGCGTGGTACCGCGCCCAACCTTTCTACACCATCGCCGCCGAATGGCGCATCCAGCAGTGGCTGAAGGGTGGCATCCAGGGCTTCGGGCCTTACTCCGAAGAGGACAGCCAGATCGTCGACGATTACATCAACCAGGTCATGAATGAGTGGCCTATCGGGTAAGCAGCTCGTTCTCCCTGGCGACAACCTTTGTCTCAATGAATGGCACTTGAAGTACCACTTGAGCGCCTTTTGTCGAGGTAAAGGTTCGCCTCTGATCGCTGGCCGATTCCAGTGCGACCAAGAGCCCCGTATAGCCGCCAGGCCTAAGTTCTGGGTGAAATAGAATAGCATCTTCGGCAATAAGGGCGGGCTCTCCTGGAACGTAGCCAGGAACAGCAGAGGCGGCAATTTCTTTATAGCAGAATAGCGCCCAAGAAGGCATAAGCCTAAGTCTGATGACCTCCAAATAAGCGGCACCATTGTGACCTTCAGGAGCCTCTCCAGAGTCCTGCGGCTTATAGAAGCTAAAGTCTAGATATGTATAAGGCTTGCCTTGTTTTTTCTTATCCCTATTCAAGTTGGCCTGCAAAGAAGACTGCAGCGCTATCGGTCGCTCCTGGTCATGTAGCCTTTGGTGATAAATCCGAAGTCCGCGATTCACGGCAGCAACGACGTATCCCCAGGGTAATCGAGAATAGCTCTCTAGCGCAAACTCAGGGTCGCCAGGGAAGGTAGACTTGAGAAGCCAGTAAAACTCCTCGAAGTCGTACCCCTCGTCCTGGCCTATTACTTTCCCTCAGCGCCGCTATTTTGCTTAGCCGCAGACTCTAGCGCTTCGACCTCGCGGCTGTCCTCCTCGTTGTAAAGAGTAGACAATAGTTTAATCAGGTCCGGATGAAGGTCCATAGACTGCTCGACAGTCCACTTCTCATCAACACGGCAAATAATCAAAGCAGTTGCCTGAACAATGTCCACGCGCTCCTGATATGCCATCATTTCAATCATATTTTCAAGAATCTCGTCCTCGAAGCTTGACAGATACTCGGGACGATCTTGCTGCATAAGATCCTGCATGACTTTCAGCTGTTGCTTGCCAGTCTCGCGTGCAATGCGACCGCCAAGGGCATACATTTTACGGACACTTTCATCACCTTGAGTAGCCTGCTGCGCGATAGCCTTTTCAGCAACGCTTAGGTAGCCACGGCGCTCAATTTCAATAACTCCGCTATCTTCGGTACCAATCCGCTCAACGATGGGCTGCAGGCGGGGTTGGACCACAAAAGGAAGGCCCTTGCTCTTGCGTGCCATGATCGAATAAAAACTGGGCTAGGATACCTATGTTCCGAACTGAGCGCTCCAAGCCTCTCCAATCCCTTTGTCGAACGGGGTTTTGAGGTCAAAGCCCTTGACAGCCACATCAATCCACGGCCTGCCAGGAATAGTAACCGTTGCGGCATTGGGGTTGCCGTAAGGGCGCATTACTCCGCCATAGTGGACGAAAGCCGCGTAAGGTGTTTTGTAGATGATACTGAAGCCAACCTTGGTCTGGCCGAATTTAGGCCTAATCTCCAGGGATTTTTTAAGCCTACCCGTATCGATAGCCCCGAATTGGGTGATCGACTGATCAAGAGCTGTTCCCAGGCTTTTTTGAATGTATGTGGCGCCTTTCTGAGCGCCTTTCGACAAAGCGGTCTTAATTGCCATCTGCATTTTCTTGGTATCAGCCTTGCCTTCCACCTTAGGCATTTGAATTTCGATGGTAGCAGCAAACTTAAACTGTGTCTTAGCCATAACCCTAATTTTGCAGTTCCGCCGACGTCAGTTGAAGTTCGACACCTCCAATTTGTTGATACAAAATCTGGTCAATCCCCTGGCCACCGAAAACGCCGCTAGAGCGTTGAATCTTGGCCGCTGGCATAATCGGGTCCTGCCCGAGCCTAAACTGGCATTCAGTGCCTGTAGCAAGCCACTCATACTGCGTTACGACCGGCTGCCACACTAATGCAGACTCGTCAGACAACTCCATGTCCCACCCGCTAGGTACGTTTGTCCACTCCAGGGCGTACCCGCGATAGTAGAAGCTGTCCCCACTAGCGCCAGGCATCATTTCGCCAGCCAGCTGGGATGCGATTGGCACCGGCTTAGAGCCAGAAGAGACCCCCTTGTACTGGGATCTGGACATGAACGCCTTCACCAGGTACGAATCACCAGCAGCCTCTACCCAGCGACCGCCAACAAGGCTAACGGCACCCAAACTTGGCACCAAAACTCGTGAATTGGCGTATGGTAACAGTGGTGAGGCCATTTTCCGCCAATTTCGCTCCTATAGGGTTCCACGCAGCGCGATTTTTTTCAGCTTATCTCGCCCTACCGGGCTCGCTACGCTTCAGGATCGAAC